CTGTGCTTTCTTTTGTAATACCATCTCTGTTTAATTGTATAAAAGCAACTACAGGCACTTTATATCTTGTAGCAAAATTATGTAAAGCCGTCATCATAAAACCAAGAACTTGGTATTCTTTCATGTCCTGACTCATTCCAGCACTATCCATTAGTTTTAAATAGTCATAAAATATAACACAGTCTTTAGCAGTACCATCCTCATTCAATCCGACTTCTTTGATTAACCATCTTCTCATAATAGATAGTTGATCTTCAAATGGCTTACCAGCAATAGACTTATAGAATAATCGTGTGTTTTTTAAGTCTTTGACTGCTTCTTTTACCTTCATATCTTTATTAGGTGTTTGAGCGAACCTACCTGTTTCAATGTCATTAATTTCAATCTCTGTCGTCATTGCCAGAACTCTATTAATATGGTCTTCTTTAGTCATTTCTGTGTCCATATTCAATACAGGAATCTGTAATTTGTTGGCGATATGGAAACCCATATTATCAGACAATAATGTTTTACCAGTTTTAGGTCTAGCAGCAATCACATTAACTGTGCTTCGTCGTAATCCTCCACCAATAGCCTGATCATATACTGGAAAGCCTGTAGGTATACCTACTTGATCTACTTTATTATCTACCAGACCTTGAATATATTCATCTAAATCGTCACTAATAGATACAGGATTATTATCAACATCATTAAGCATATTTGTAAAATCAAATACAGTATCTTCTGCTATGCCCAAAATACTACCGATAGACTCAGTTCCTGTGACATCTAAAATTTTATCTTGAGCTTTATCTAATTGTTTTCTTAATAATCTTGCTATTTCTAGCTTACGAATTTTCGCAGCGAATTTACGAACATTATCTAAATTGACAGGAAAATCTAAGACAGCTTTAAGATGTTGTACTTCTTCCTTTTTATTAAACACATTAGAAAGACCTAACTCTTCAGCAGTAGAGAAAATTAATGCAACATCAATAGAGACTTTGTGATCTCTTTCAAAGATGGTTTTTAAACACTGGAAAATAATTTTATTACTGTCAACAGTAAAAGAAGTATCTTGCACTATATCTGCTATATCAAGATATGCATCATCTCCATATTGACAAACTCCAGCAAGTACTGCTCTTTCTGCTGCTGTATCCGAAAGAACCATTATCCAGCACTCCTTGCACAAGCATTACATTTGTATCTATCTGCACTATCTGTTAATATGGCAGGATTAACCTCTTCTGTTTTGTGACACACTCTACATGTAACTTTGACAGTTTTAAATGTTCGAGTTCTTGGAGTAGGGCCATACTTATTTAATTTTTTATCAATCTCAATGTCTGCTCTGTGTAAATTCTTTTCTGCCATACTATCAAATTTGTTTTCGATAAATTGTGGCTTTCTACTACCTCTGGTTCTAATAACACTTTCAGGTTCAGCTTCTTTTGCAGTCTCAGGTGGGCTATCAGATTCCTCTGGCAGCATGCCCTTTAGCATAATAATCATTTGCTTGATTTGATTTTCTGAAAGATTCTCACCCATTTTTCACCATCCCTTTTGCTCTTTGTATTGAAATTAGAATATCTGAAAGATTTTTTAATGAACTAGATAAGTAAGTTAAACGATCCATACGCTGTTTAGCAAATGTCACAATCTTATTTAATTGGTTTGCTTTGTCATTGTGTTTAATAGCTTGAGAAGATTTTTCTATGTATCCATAACCTTTGTAATTATTAATTTCATCTGCAATTGTAATCTTTATTTCATTTTCAGCCCAATTCATACGAGCTTGTTCACGATTTAAAGTTCTTTGAACATGGAAACCGTATTGGCCAATTCTATATGCAATTTCTGCACATTGTACTATATCTAATTTTTCAAGTACATTTCTATTCATTGTTAAATATTCTTGTAATTCTTGTTCTGGTAAACTATCATTAGAATAGTTAGGAAGACCAATGCCTTTTTCATAATCATCTAAAACACTATCCCAAAATTCGACCTGCTCTTTAGAGGTCTTTGCTGTATTCATCATTTAGAATTCTCCGCTTCCACTGTTCAATGTCTTCGTTATATGGTAACTCAATATATTCAATACTATTTAAGTCACACCATTCTTGTTTTTCTCTATCTCTTTGTTTGTGTTTAGCAAAACCCATCATAGTCTGATGAAAATGAGGAATGAACTTGTAGTGTTGTTCTCCGTGAACTTCTATACATTTATTGTTCAAAGGTAGGAAAAAATCTAAATATACTGTGTGTCCTTTTTTTAGAGGTACTGTTATTTCTTCGCACACTTGTAAAGTAGGAAAACATTCTTTAATTAGTTGCCTTGCTGCAATATGGTATTTAGATCTAGTATTTCTTCCAGAAGCGCGAGTAATGCCTCTTGAAAGATTTAACTTTACAATACTTCCATCTAGGTCAACAACAGTCCTACTCATATTGTGAGTCCCATCATTTCCTTTAACTCTTTGTGTAATTGGTCTGCAACTTTAGGATTAGCTGTTAAATAATCTCTAACTTTTGCTGCTCCCTGAAATTTAGGAGTGTCCTTAACAGATATTAAAGTATACCAAGCACCACCCTTTTTTATAATACCTAAATCTGCACACAATTCTGTTAACTCATGCACACCATCTATACCATGACCATAACGTAAATAACTAACGCTCTTAGCTCCCGGAGGACCAAGTGCAGAAGTCACTATTTTCCATGTAACTTTTTGACCAATCTGTGGTCCTGTAGCTGGTTCATTCCATGCTTCTACCTGTTCAGCCCATAACTTTACATCTGTTTGATATGCTACGGCTTGACCTGACTTTTCTTTGAATGCTTTACCGTATCCTGTAGGATTACCCATCAAATGAGTAATGCCGATCACAATATTTTTATTCACAGGTATTACATTAGCTACCTTGCGACAAAATTTAGCTAATAACTTAGCACCATCTGCTCTTTGCATTTTACTCATCTCTGATGTAATTTCTGCTTCTGTACATAATGCAGAATATGAGTCTATGACAATAATAGAACCAGGAATCTCATTAATGATACGTTCTGCAATTGCTAGATATTCTTCGCCATGTAAAATTTTACCTTGTTGAGAACCAATAATTTCAAAACGATCTAAGTCTAAGTTTATTATACCTTGTAAATCTCTTTTCTTTAACCTGCCTTCAATATTCAAGTAAAACGCTTGACGAGGTTTTTCTAGAGCACCCTGATATTTTTTATTCAGTGCTGTCGCAGTGAAATCCAAGGATGACGTTGTCTTGCCACATTTAGGCTGACCAGTAAAAATAACAAAGCTACCTTCTGGAATACCTCCACCTAGACCTAAGTCTAATGCTGGACTAACTGGAATAATAATTTGATCCTTATCAACAATAGAATTACCAGACAGAACTACCTGATCACCAAACTGTTTTTTAATATCTTCTTTAAGTGCCATTATCTAAATCCTCTAGCTTGGAAATTATACCTTTTTTGGTCTTTGATTTGCTGTATGAAACTTCTGATTTTCTGTCTACTTCTTTAGTGAATAATTTGTTTTCGACATCCAACTTCTTTTGTTCCTGTTCTATCATATCAGGAAGATGGGGTGCTCGCAACGAATAAATCTTCTTACCTTTTGCTGTTAACAGTGCTTTTACTATTGCCTTATCTGAATAGGTCTTAAGAAGCTTATGAGCAGAGCCTATTTGATTTTTAAAATACTTTTCCCATTCTTTAGACAACCAGAATCTGTAGTGTAAATCTTTTTTGTCTTTCTGTGCTTTTCTTTCACAAACAAGCTCTGTAATATATTGAGCAGGAGAGACAGATTTACCATTGGAGTATTTTGAAATATAACTATTCTTTTTTGTCGTCATCTTTACTAATGCTAATTTTTTCTGCGCAATCTCCTAGTTCCTTATCAAATTTATTTACAAACTTATCTACCTTTACCTGATAATCTACTCCAGAAGGTACAGGTATGTGATATGCATTATCAACGACTTGAGTAATTTCTTTAAAATTACAATTTTCATCTAAAGCTGTCATTTCTATTTTTAGAGAGATATATAGTTCTCTATTATAATCAGTGACATGTCTTGGCTCTAAAGGATGATCACCAAGAATATTCGGGTCATCTAAATACTTATCGGGATTTTCCTTTACGTCCTCTTTAGTTTTATTTAATTGTTCTTGAACTTTTATGTTTATAGATTCAAGAACTTCTAATTCTTCTGTAGATAAGTCTAGTGAATCAAACGGATCATTAACCATATGGTTTAAAAATATTTGGGTTATCTGGGGAAGGTTTATTCCTATGTGCTTTGCTAATAGCGTCATTTTGTTCTGAAGCTGCCTTAGTCATTACAGAGACTTTATGAGATCCTGAATTGCTTTCTGTAATCATCAAATTAGACGATCTAGGATCTTTAGAAACTACGCTAGACTTTGTCTTAATACCATTATCATTTGTAGTATTTTTAATAGCGTTTTTAATTTGAGCATCTGTTAACTCTAGTTCATTAGCAATTTTAGTTAAATCCCAACCTTGACTATGTAGCCACATTGCTGCATATTTTTGTGTCCTATTAATTCTACCCATTATTCAATCTCTCTTTCTGCATTATGGAACCAGCTTAGATTTTTAGTACTTAAAAATTGCACATACCAGTTAAAAGCTTTTTCATTAACTGTTTTAAATTTGTCATTAGATCTGCATATTCTATCCAAAAAGCCATTGGTTTTTTCTTGACCATAAATTGACACTGGATTATATAGTTTGCCATCAGCAGATGTTCTGATCATATGTTTGTATGATCCATCTTTTTTCTGAAGTACTTTGGCATATACTTCTTCACTTTCCGTGGATTTGATAGGTTTATCATCTATGATTTCATCTTCTTGTCCTGACAATGTATAAAATGTCGATGTCAAATCTTCATCATTTATATTCATTTCTCGTTTATAAATATTATCTTGTTGTTGAAAAAATGCCATGTCATCTCCATTTAGGTTTATATTTAGGCTTTGCCATTCGTGACATGCCCTTGGGTAATTCTTTAGTTAATTCATCTTTAAGTTTATTGTCTTGATATTGGGTATGCTTACGATCTAAGTCTGCTTTTTGGTCTATTGTTAACTTATCTCTATTTCTATTTGCTAAATCCCCAATAGTACCAAGTTCCGAATCAGATTTTACTACAGAACTACTGAGTGTTAACATGTCATCATAATCTCTCGGACAAGTTCTTTTACAGCTTGGACATTTTTGTATATCTTTATAATCGTTCATAGTAGCAAACAAGTCGAAAGACTTCATGCACAATTCGCAAAAATATGTATAAGTTGGCATTATTTTATAAAATCTTTAACGTACAGTTTCCATTCGGTTGGAACATCTTTCCTTATAGTAAGCAACTGATGCATTACATGCAAGTATTTTCTTGTCTTTTGTGGAACTATAGGTTGGTTTTTGAGTGTCATACCTGCCTGTTGTATAGTTTTGTTACCCTTTCTACAATTACATTTAAAACAGGCCGTTACGATGTTAGTCCAAGACGTAGATGATGTTTTAGAGTGAGGCCATTTAGATTTTGGAATCACATGGTCATACGTTAATTGATTTATATTAGGTTTAGCACCACAATATTGACATGTATAATCATCTCTTATAAACAAATTCTTACGAGAGAATATTACATTATGACTATGTACTTTAAAAAACTTAGCAGTTTTTACTACAGCAGGAATTTTTAAATGTTTTCGAACACCAATTATATAGTCATCATTATAATAATCTATAATTTCTATGCCAGAGTATTGAAAGTTTGTATATCGAAAAGACCATATCATAGCTTTTCTCCAATCGATAATACCAATTGGAGAATAATCAGCATTTAGGACTAAACAATCTTTATGATTTGTCATAGTCTGTGTACGATATCAGCTATAATAGGATTACGAACAATATCAGATGTTTCTAGCTTAGAAAAACCTACGCCATTTACATCTTGTAGTCTTTCAATGATAGATTGCAAACCACCCTGTCTAGGACTTTGTAGATCAGATTGATCTAAATCACCCGTCAAGACCATTTTACTATCTATGCCAATTCTTGTAAGCAACATTTTTAATTGATCATACGAAGCATTCTGACACTCATCAGCAATAATGAATGATTCATGAAAACTTCGTCCTCTCATTAAACCCAAAGGCACTATCTCAATCTGCCTAAGAGATTTTAGTTTCTTAAAATGATGCATTTGTAAAAAATATTCTATTTCATCAAATAATGGTAAAAGATATGGGTGAAGTTTATCTTCTGCTGAACCGGGCAAAAAGCCTAATTTCTCACCAGCTTCAACAATAGGTCTGGTGATAACAATCTTTTTAACTTGTTCATCTAACAGATATTCTAATGCCATACCTACAGCAATATGTGTCTTACCACTACCCGGTACTCCTTGACAAAAAGAAATAGTATTTTCAGCAACCGTTCTTATATAATCTCTTTGGTTTAAACTTCTAGGTTTTAACTTATTTTTAAATCCAATGACTATATCTTCTGGTTTTTCACTGCTTATTTTATTTCCCTGTATATGTATAGTACCCTTATTTGTATTGCTTTTTTTTCGTTTTCTCAAAATTTTACCTCACTAGGACAAAAGATTAAATCAGACAGGCGCCGCCAGCACAACTAATTTCTTCTATTCCTACGGTATTGTCCTCAGTTTCTAATAGCTGTGTATAATCGACTTTTGTAAAGCTCTCATAGAGATCTTTATATCTTTTCCAGTTATATACATCTTTCATGCAGTAAGTGACACGTTTAAAGTCTCCATCAAAATACTTAGTGGCAAATCTATGCATTTTTAATGCAAATAACTTTTTGTCCTCTGAGTCTTTTTCTCCTTCTTGTTTAAGAGTGATATAATCGCATGCTGACCATAGATTATTTTCAAAAGCATTTAAGCCTAATTCAATTAATCCAGAACACCATAACGCTGCATCGCCATATTCTTTAACTATCTCTCTACTTGTATAAACTGTAGTAAAGGGAGCTTGCGGATAATCTTTATCACCACTTTGTGGAATAAGACTAATACCAGCAAAGAATTTTCTATTGTTGTAAATAAATTTAGTTACAGATTCCCATTCGTCGGGTTGTACAGTAACAGTGTTGCTCACATTGTGACTTAAAAAGTCTTGAGTACATAAAGATCTGTTCTTCCCAGAATGAACCCAGTTTCTTTGAGCATCTTTTACAACACCCAACATTTCTACAGCAGGCAACTGGTTTTTTAGCTTGGAACCGTCAGGAACCTCTATAGGGAATTTAACAACTTCATCAGTATCATTAGCTGACCAAGATGATTTTTCACATGCTTGTGGATTATAGCTTTTAAAATATAAATATGGAGGCTCTAAAATATTGGCTTGTACATGTCTAATATATCTCTTTGCATGATGAGGATGAATACCTGAACTAGTACCTAACATACTACTACTAGTACCTTCGGGTTTTAAACACGTTACTCTTGCCGCTTGATTAATATTTATTTCATTGGCTAATTCCTTATTAGTATCAACAGCTATTTTAGCACCCTTCTTTAATACTTTTTCAGTCAGTACTAATTCATGTTTTTCCATGATACCAGTTAAGGACACTCCTAATAAAGCTTCTCTTTCAAAGATGGAATTAGTTGTATTTCCTAGATATTCTAAGTTTGTAAAACCAGCTTGTAATGTACCAATAATCGCAGCAGCCTTACATCTTTCATAAAAGTCTTCTTCATCGACAACAGAAGAACAATTAATAGTAGAGAGATTACAGCCTTGCCAACCAGATTTTCCTGTTTTTTCATCGACAGGCCACATACCAACCTCAACACAAGGATTAAATGTCATTTCGGTAGAATCGCTCCAGATAAAACCCGGTTCGCCAAATTCTTTAACCGATTCCATAAGTTCTGCGAACTGTTCGTATGTAGTATCGTCTTTTAATAATAAAGCAGAGTTATTACTTCTAGCTCTTTGTGGATTATCTACATACCAGTTGCCTGTTTTGGCTTTAGCCATTTCTTCATCGTCTGCACTAAATAGCGCTAAAGACGCACTTCTACGAACACCACCAGATAGTACAGCATCGCTGCTATGCATAATAATATCATAAGCATCGATTGGTCGTAATTTTTTTTGCTTGTTTTCAATACATGCCTCTAATAATTCTCTAATTTTTTCTAAACCATTTTGTAGTGGCTCAAAACCAGGAGCCTTACCTACGCCAGAAGATAATTGGGCACCCTTTTCTCTAATGTTGCTGTAATCAAAAACTATATACAAATCTTTATATTCTTTAAACTTTTCTTCAGCAGGCTTGTTGAAGTAGGAACTTAGCAAAACACCCAAAGCATCTGCCCAACCTTCAATACTATCTTCTATTTTATATTTTACACCTTTACGTTTATCTTTTTTGTTCATAGAAAGATTAGGTAGTTTTGAAATATGGTGTTTTTGAACACTAAATCCTGTACCGCTACCACACAACAATAACCAAAAACATTCTTGAAAAAATCTCAAACGATCACAGTATGAGCTGGTACAGTTATATATTTTTGCGTGACGCTTGAGAATCGGTTCTCCACCGAACTGTAGGGCTCTTTGGCTACCTAATATCTTCTTTTTCAGCATTAAGTCATAAGCCCAATCAATCTGTTCAGAAACGTCTTTATCAGCATATTGCTTATGCATCATTCCTTTAACACGATCTACTGCTTCTTTCCAGGTTTCTCTACGATTTTCGCTTTCTATCCAACGGGCATACTTACTAACAAAGGTATAATTCTGTAATTCATTTAACGCCGACATATTCGCTCCTTAGAAATTCTATGATTTTGGCCTGTAGAGAATTGATTCTGTCATACACATATGATAAATCATTGGGTTAGAGTTTGCAAGGCCATGAAGAAAAAAATTACTTATCTTAACAAGATTATACACCGAAGGTTTTTGCTACCCAAGAAAAGTCTGGGTTAACTTTTTCTACCGTTATTTTTGTTTGGTGTACAAACATGTCAAATATTTTTTGTGCTTCCTCATCAAAAAGTTTAGTTCCATGACTATCCATCATGACAACTTTTGTAATTCCGTGTTGCCACAAGGCCATTATACAGTCATTGCAACACTGCCCTGTAACGTATGCTGTACCATTCTCTGGCCTAGTAAGACAATTAGCTAAAGCGTTGCGCTCTGCGTGAATCATCCAGTGATACTTATCTGGTCTAGATGTTGGGAATTTATTATCATCAACACCTCTAGGAAAACCATTATAGCCTGTTGATAAAATATGATTGTCTTGATCTGTTATGACACAACCATGCTGTGTGTGTATATCATGACTTCTTTGAGAAACTACTTTTGCG